ACTCTTGTGCTGCATTGTTTAGTTCTGTTTCATTTTTACCTTGGCCAACGTAATCCCAACCTAAACTATTTAAATCATATCTATATCTATTTTCATTTACTAATGATGCTGCAATCATTGTGTCGTAAATTCTACCGTTTATTTTAAAACCCATAGATCTAATCCAACAAACATCGTACATTGCATTATGAAATATTTTATCTGATGTTGATTCACAAATATCTTTAAACCATTTCATAACTAAATCTTTATCAAGATTACCACCACCCTCATGATCAAAAGGAAAATACCCTGAATAGCCATCTGTGGCTACAGCTATGCCTACAACTTTACCTCTACCAATAACTGAACCTGTTCCTAATTTTTTTAAATCAGGATCATAAGTTTCTAAATCAATTGCTATTTCTTCTGCATGACGTAAATCAGGAAATTCTGTGGGTTTTACCCACTCTGTTTGTGCTTTAAATATCATTTTGTGATTCCTGTTGTTGTTGACGTTTCCATTCTTTATAACCTTCAGACCAAGATTTTTCTTTTTTTATATCTGAATAATCTCTCTCTTTAATCATTTCTAAATAATGTATGGCCTTGTCGATATCTTGTTCTTTTCCTTTCGCTGCATGTCTGCATATATATTTTATAGCCGATCCTTCTGCAAAAGGCAACTTGTTCTTGTTTATAAACTCACTGGGCTGCATGACCATGTCTCGATAGTGGCTCCCGCCAATTTGTTTTTTGTACGCACTCATATTATGAACTCCTTTTGTTTGTGATTACATTTTATTAAATATAAATTTTGTATGGTTCGTGTCACGCCAACATACCAAACTCTATACTCTTCATCTTGTTTTACTATAGACTTACTTGCTGCTTTCATTGTGTTGATCGTTTGATTTAAAAACAATATAACATTTGTTGCTTCTCCTCCTTTTGCACCATGAATAGTAGATACTTTTATTCTTGGTTCTTTATTTATTTTTTCACCATTCAATAACATGGCTCTTAAATAATCTATTTTAGCTGATGCAACATTATTAAATGCATCATACCATTCTAAGCTGTAATTTGGTTTTCCTTTTATTTTTTCCAACAATCTTTGTTTCTGTATGTCTGGTATAGTTTCTCCCTTTCTTAATTTATTCCAATGGTCTATGTCCTCGTATAAATGTTTACCTATACTGTTGCCATCTGCTGTTTTAAAAAATAAACCTTTTCTTTTTAATATTGCAGGTATTGGTTTTAATAAAGGATTTGTTCTTGCTAAAACTAACCAAGAACCCTTAGACATATCTATGTCTGTAAATTTATACACTTCAAATGTTTGACCTGTTTCTTTTTTTGGTAAGTAATCTTTATCTAATCTATTGTCTCTAACTCTAGATATTATAGATAATGCTTTTTGTTGTATTTGACTTGGAACTCTTTCTGATTGTTTAAGTGGCATTTCTAATGCATCCCAATCAATAAAAGAATCTACGTCAGCTCCTGCCCAACCAAATATTGCTTGATCGTCATCACCAGCTATCCAAACATCACAGCCATTATCTTTCTCAATCTTTTCAATCATAGCCCATTGTATTTTAGATAAGTCTTGAGCCTCATCTACAAAGATTACATCTAACTTATTTGTTACATCTCCTTTGTCTAAAAATTTTTCTAACATGTCCGTAAAATCTATAAGACCATAAGTTTTTTTATAGTTTTTTATTTCAGTATCAATAGCTTCCAGTTTATTTCTTTCTACTTTTGCAAGATGCTCATTTAAATCTAGTTGTTCTAATGTTGTTATTCTTTTAACTCTAGCTAAATTTATTAAATTTAAATATTCACTGCTTGAAGAAAAGATACCGTTCCATGCATCTTTTTCGTAAGACGCATATTGAATTTGTATGCCACATGTTTCACCTATGGCTTTGTAGTGTAACTCATTCATTACATTTTCTTCTTTCAAACCTAAATTGTTAAACGCTAACGAATGTAGAGTTCTAAAATATTTTATATCTTTTTTACTAAGATTTGGTTTTTGTTTTAAAAATCTATCTCTTGCCTCTTCAGATGCTTTTCTTGTAAATGCAAAGTATCCTATTCTATCTAATGGTATACCTGTATCTAAATATAGTTTAACTTTATCTAATAATGTTTTAGTTTTCCCTGTGCCTGGTGGTCCTACAACTTTATATCTCATTAGTAGTTATCTCCTTTTCTTTCTACTGGTTTGTATTCTATCTTATCGACGTGTAGCTGTTTTACTTTACATACTTTCTCAACCTTACCTTCTACCTTTAATGAATAATTAAATTCTACTTTAAATCTTTCTTTTAGTTTCTGTCCTATTTTTTCTTTTGAAATTTTCCAATCACTGCCAAGATGTGTAAGAAAAGATTGATATTTAAAAAAATGAAAACCCTCCTCAGTAAGACAAGATCCTAATCTAATCTGTATTCTTTCTCTCGCTTGAGGACCATTAATACAATACTGATATAATTCATTACCTAAAATATCATCAGTGCTTGTACCTTCCGGTGGCTTAATATTCTGACAATTTTTTCTCCAATCATTTAACTTTGCTCTCCAATCTTTTGGTTTTATAGGCTCAAAATATATTCCTGTTTGTTCCCAGATCAAGTTTAATACTTCTTTTTGTGTAGTCATTAATTTTAAATTAGGTATGATAACTTCTATTTTATCATCATTAGGCATTACAACATTAAATCTATATTCTGGCTGTTCGTATTTTATAATTTGAAAATCTGTAATGTCTGGAAAAACATTTATACTATCTGATTTAACACCATACGTTCTTGAATAACATAGGCTACGCATACATTTGTCTTGTATTGGATCTTCATAACAAGTATGTCCTGCTGTTTCTTTATCCCATGCTTTTATTTTTTGATCTAATTTAGACTTATCCCAAGGTGATTCTAAGTATTCGTAATTTGCTTTTGATACAAAGTCGGGCCATTTATCTTTATATTTTTTCTTAGCAAAGACCATGTAATTATACATAAACCTATCTCTACCATCATCTAGTTTAACTCTAGAACACAGTGCAAGACACGGTGGTCCATCATCAAACTCTGGATTAGTTCCAACTAAAATATTTTTGTGTGTTTCGTCTACCAAAGAATCTAGTTTGTCTTTATCTATTTTAGATTCATTAGCTAATTGTATAAATTGTTCTAATGATAGTTTAGAATTATTCTTATCTACAGCATATCGCTGTGTCTCACCATTATTATAATATGGTAAGTTAATAAAGTTACCTGGTTTTATGTTGCCTTTGTCATCTTCCTTTAATTCTTTCTGCTTTGGAAAAATTTCTGTGGTAGGTTTTAAACCTAGCGGCAACAGAAAAGCTTTTAAAGCTTCTATTAAATCTGATGTTGGTATAGGTTCTTTTAAGAATATGTAACAGTGTAGTCCTCCACTCTTTGACATTAAAGGTATCAGAGGTAGTTTAAATTTTTGAAATAAAGCTAAATATTTTTCAGTTTTAAAGTCTGCATAATTTTTAGGATCAATGTCAATACAACCAAACTGTGCAGTTTTATCCAGTCTACATGGTTGTATGCCAATAGATATTTTTCCTTTTATATGATTTTCGTAATCTTGTGGTGTAATTGGTCTGCCAGACCACTCGTAGTCAGGTTTTATTTTATTTTTTTCAGAGTCTAGTGTAGCTTTGGACATGTCGGCAATACCGAAATCTCCATCATAACCAGAAAATAATTTTATAAATTTTTCAACCATAATGATCCCTTATAATGGGCGCCTCCAGTCTCCCATTGGCGCCCACTTTCTCCTAGTGAGAAACTAGTAATTTGATTTATCTTCTCCTGAAACTGTGGCAGCTTTTTGCTGCGAGTGTTTCAAAGAATTATAAAAATCACGGGCCATTTGATAAAGACCGGCATTATCAACCTTTTTCAACATGTCTATATTATAACCATGCCAATTAAAGTTGCTTCCTGCGTTTTCGACAGATTTTAATCTGTATATTCTTGAAAACATAGGTGCTTGTACCGACTTGCCAGTTTTAGGATCTGTCTCAAATTGATCTTCC